TCCTTCACAGGTCACCAGCAATTGCCCTGACAAGCTTAGCTGCGATTAAGCAGTTCGGCGAGATAGGCAAAATGTGTAGATTGACACTTCCTCCCAAGCGCTAGAGTCTGAACCAGGGACCGGATATACCGGTCGTCCTCCTGGTTTGCCTCCACGCATATATTCATAGTTCTGCCCTTCACAGGGATCGAATATATTGGGCTCGCCACGCACGTAAATACTGTACAGTGGCGTAACATAGTCACCCGGATAAAGACTCGGAATATTGAGTCCCACCCGTTTGAATGTGCGGAAGTAACCCCCTGAAAAACCGCGACGACGTTCCGAACGACGCGTGCGAATGTCCCAGTCTCGCGAGAGAAGGTGACCGTCGCCGTATCCATCCGGACCAAACCGTCTAAGATGATCAGGTATCATCTCCAATACTGCCGTGCACTGCTCGGTATCACCGTGCCTGTAGTAGAAGTTATGGAGAGTGAAGAGGGTCTCGAACGTAACCAGAGTTTTCTGATAGTACGGTCGAATGTCAATACCAAAGTACCAGTCGGCTCCACATGACTCACGGAATGGCCCCGCATGGAAGGATTTACGTTTGTTTACCGTAAACCCAGCCACTTCGAGGATATGGACGACTTCATCATACCGGTTTACCGGACAGATAATGTCGTCGCCGTAAGCCCGGACCTGATCAACCTCATCTTCACAGACGGAGGCAACCAAAGCCCAGAAAATAAGAGTTTCCAAAGGGAATGTGAAACCATTCCCCATGGCTGAAAACTTATCCAGATGGATGAGTTGGCCACGATGTTCAGTGACCCCACAACTGGCAGCACGCAGAAGCGTGTACCACTCATCAGGGAGTAAAAACCTGACGAGCTCTTTAGAGATTGTGTCCGATGCCGATTGTAGATCGATGGTAGCAAGTTTTTGAGAAATGCTCCCCTCTCTGGCTAGCTGCTGATTAGGCACTTGGTCAGAGATGTCGATCTGGTACAATGCGAGACGCCGAGCCATGTACGAACCGATACCCATTTGAAGTATTGTATTTAGGGTAGGCTGTGTATCAATGGATCGGTAAGTCTTCGCATTCTTGGGCACAAACTGTAACCTACTGGGCGAAATTCGGAACTCCGCTTCGTATACCGTGTACTCAGAGGAAGCTTCATACTTGTCGGTGGCATGTTCTGCCAACCAATGAGGCATGGAGGCGACCAAAGGTTGCATGTACAGGGAGTGGAACAGTAGTGCGCTACACGTAGGCGCTTCAGCAAGTTTCTGCTGAGGGTTCGCTTGCCCTCTTTTTATTGTGGTGGTTGCACCTGGCCCGAACTTCACCGGCAACTGATCAACGCGTGAAACTCTTCCAAGGATCCTAGCAATTTTACGACGCGCTG